TCCCATTGCACCGAAACCTCGATACGCCACCGATTTAGGCCAACTCAGCCAGGGTTGAGCGGTTGGTCTACTTGAGAGTTAGGCGTCAATGCTTTTACTGTCGTCGATCACGTCGATCTGCCCTCGGTGATTGACTGAGTGAATTTCGATGCCCGCATGCTTCAACTCAACCAATTCGACCGCGCGCCGAGCAGATGCGGCGATCACATGCGCCGTCACGTTCTCGCGATATTCGTAGCTGCGGCCCGGCCGCATTGCCAGCGGCATTGATCCTTGAACTTGCCAGTGCTTCATGCTCTTCGTCCTTTCGTGGCGTCATCGTAGGTTGACGCCTAACCCGCTCATTCGAGCGGACCACTTCGTGTCCGCTCAATTCAAACGTTAGGCTTCAATGCGTCTTTGCACATCGCCGCTATCCTCCCGGCCTGCGGAGGGTGGTAAGTCCACTGTTGCCCATTCCACACGCGCAGACTATGCGTTTGATGTTCGCATTGCTCCAGCACATCGCGCAAGTGCTCCATGTCGCCATACACCGCAAGAAGCACTGCCGCATCAACTACCACGCGCCCAGTACGTGGCGCATCATTCGCAACCTCAAGCGCGATTGCCCATTGTTCCTGCATGCGTGCTTCCATGTCTTCTTCCTCCGTTCACCCAGCCTAACCCCGCCACTCAAGCGGACCGCTTACGGCCGCTTAGCGGCACCCGTTAGGTTTCACAACAGCCCCTCTTGCACAGGCTCGCTGGCTTCGGCCAGCAATGTGCCCTGCGCCTGGGCTCGCTCAATCCGCTCGCACGCCGTATCGAAGTGCTCGCGGGCCAGTTCAATGCCGATGAATCGCCGGCCGCTCTGCACTGCGGCCACGCCAGTAGTTCCGCTACCTGCGAACGGGTCCAGCACCGTGCCACCCTTCGGGCTGAACATCGCCACCAGTCGCGCATAGTGAGGAACCATCTTCGGCGTCGGGTGCGTGAACTCGTCCTTGGTGCTTATCAGCGCCGCGTCTAGCCGGTCCATGTAGCGTTCATGGCACTTGCCTTCACCGAACCAGTACACCAGGCCGAAGTTTGCAAAGCCTACCGCGCCGTTGCGCATGCTGTTCGTGTAGTTCAGCGCCACGGCGTAGCGGTACGGTAGCCAACGCTCCAGCTCCTGCCGCATGGTCGCGTCATCCTTGCCGGTTTCCACCAGCACGTTGGGTGCGCCGTTCGTCCACAGCGCCAGCGCCAGCCGGTTGCAGAAAGCGCGCCACGCCTTCGGGTCCAGGTTGTCATTAGCAATGGCCTTGCCCGCGTTGAATGGCGGGTCTGTAATCACCGCGTCCACGGCAGGCAGCAGCGGCAGCACTTCCAGCGCATCGCCGTGCCACAGTTCCGCGTTCCCGATCACTACTTTTTCAGCCATTCCAACTCCTGCGCGCTTCGGCGCATCGCAGCGAGCAGCGTGCCGTTGTCAGGCTGCCCATCGCGCATATCGTGCCATGGGCCTAACCCCGCGCTCAAGGCGGACTTGCCGTCAACATCAGTGCTCATCGGTCCTCCGGTGCGGCAAGCCGCTTAGCTTCCACGTTCGGCTTCACTAATACCCCGCGCTCAAGCAGCGAAGAGGTCTTCCGTCTTTGCGGTGGCGGCCGCAAGATTGGCCGCAGCCTGCGCGTAGTAGCTGGCCTTCAGTTCGGCGCCGACAAAGCGCCGGCCCATTTCCAGCGCCACGAAGCCCTCGCTGCCGATGCCCATGAATGGCGACAGCACAATGTCGCCCGGGTTCGTCCAAAGCATCACGCCGCGCCGTATCACGTCAAGCTGCAACGGGCAAATATGGCGTTCGTCGTCGTGCTCACGCGCGCTGCGGAATTGCAGGGTGTCGCTCGGGTTGATGTCCATCCAGACCGGACTCGCCACCTTCTGCCACAAGTCCACCGGGAACTCGGCGCCGTGCGTCACGCGATCTTCTTGCTCGCCTGGATTGCGCACCGTGATGAGGTAGTCAGGAATGCCCATCCTGCACATCGCAGAGTTTTCGCGCACGCTCTTGTGCAGCAGGCCCAGCGCCTTGGTGCGTTGCATCGCGGTCACGGGGTCTTTCCAGATCGTCACCTTCGCGTGAAAGATGAAACCGTGCCGCTGAAAGGCCCGCAACAGATCGCCGGGAAAGTCCTTCAAGCCGATCACGCCGTCGCGCTCTTTGCTGCTGGGCATGTCCATGCAGTGAAAGCTGATGTTCCGACCCGGCTTCATCACGCGCCGCAGCTCTGCGATGAGAAAGTCCAGATGCGCGAAGAACTCGGCATCGTCGCGCACGTTGCCCATGTCGCGCGGGCTGTTGCTGTAGGTGTAGAGGCTGGCGAACGGTGGCGAGAAGATCGAGTAACCGATGCTCGCGTCAGGCATGCCCTTCAACACTTCCACGCAGTCGCCGTGATATGCGGCATAGCGGTCGGTCACGATCTGGTCAATGCAATTCATGCTGCTATTTTCAAGAATGCCGGCACGGTCACGCGCTGGCTTGCGTTGTGGATGTTGGTTTGCCGCGTGGTGCCTGTCACTTCCTGCATGACGGCATCGCGGGTTTCTTGGCTCAGGCTCTCGGCCATCTTGGTAGCGTCACGTTCCTTGCGCTTCAGGTTCGCCACCACAGCGCCCTCGGAAGATGAAGCGAAGACATGCACATGCACATCGCGCCGCTGCCCGAAGCGCCAGCACCTGCGCACGGCTTGGTAATAGGCCTCGAAGCTGTCGGTCACGCCTACGAAGGCCATGCGCGCCGAGTGCTGCCAGTTCAAGCCAAAGCCGCAGATGCTCGGCTTGCTCACCAGCACTCGAAACCGGCCCGCCGCAAAGTCGGCCAGGCGCTGTTCTTTCACTTCCGTACTGTCGGCACCAGCAATCTGCACCGCCCCATTGATGGCCTTGGTAAGTGCATCGCCTTCGGCGTTCAGGTCGCACCATACGACCCACGGCTCGGCGGCCTCGTCGTTGACGATGGCTGCGCAGTCGCGCACGCGGTCTGCCGTTGACATGCGGCGCGCGTCTCGGCGCTCGCTCAAGGTCTGCGCCTCGGCAGCGAACAGCATTCCGTTCAGCGGCATTTCTGTCGCCACGGTGTGCTCGTGCAAGTGCAGCGGCGGCAGCGCGTAGGCAGAGTCATCAAAACCGAGATCAGACGGCCGGCGCACCATCGCTCCCCACTGGCTCACCCACTGCCAGAAGATGTGCCGCGCGTGGCCCTTGAGGCGCCATACGCTGGTGTCTCCGCCGTCGTGCGTGAAATACTCCGCCAGCATCTCGGCGCGCGTGCAGACGCCCAGGAACTCGGCATGGGTGCCTAGCTCGGTCCAGTCGTTTGGCGCTGGCGTGGCAGTCGCGCACAGCTTGAAAGGCGTATCCCGAAACGCAGTCAGCAGCGTGCGCAGTGTCTTGGCATCGTGGTGCTTGATGCAGCTCGACTCATCAAGCACCACAGCCCCGAAGATGGAGCAATCGAACCGATGCAGGCGGTCATAGTTTGTGATGCAGATCCGTGCGCCTTCGCTCGGGTCATAGTCGCTGCCATCGCGGCAGTGCAGCACGCTCACGCCTATCTCTGCGCCTTCGGCCACCGTCTGCGGCGCCACGGCCAGCGGGGCAAGAATCAGCACGGGTCGGCCGGTGTGCAGCCGCACAGCCTCGGCCCACGCCAGTTGCATGCGGCTTTTGCCGAGCCCGGTGTCTGCAAAGATCGCGGCGCGGCCACGTTTGCACGCCCACGACACCAGCGCGCATTGATGCGAGAACAGGCCGTGGTCCGGCATGTAGGCGCCGTGCGGTATGCCGGTCGGTGGCACGCGAGAGAGTTTCGTTTGTACGTAGTCGTCGTAGTTCATAGTCATCAGTCGTTGTCCTCCACCAGTTTTCAACCAGCCGCCCAACCCTCACTTCGAGCGGACGCCTTCGGCACCGCTCAGGCATGCGCCTCACCTCCAACGTTCGGCGGTTCATCCACCGGCTGCATGGCCAGAATCGTAACGGACTTACGCATCGCCGCCTATTAGTGGAAAC